GAAAGGTGCCTAGACCAATCGACTTACAACTATCACAGATATGGCGGGAGAGGCATTAAGGGCTGTGAAAGATGGTTGAATTCGTTCTCTAATTTCATAGAGGACATGGGGAGGAAGCCGAGTCCAGAATTGACGCTTGAGCGGAAAAACAACAATGGTAATTATGAGCCGTCTAACTGTTGCTGGGCTACGAGAAAGCAGCAGCGAGCAAATCAAGTCAGGCACAAATATAACCCTAACGGACATGCGTGTTAAAGGTGACCCCAATTCTAGGCGAGGTTTTAAGATTCAGAGTCCAATCGGAATCGAATCCGCGCCGGTTCTACCTAGTCGAGCTGGATGCGCACCACAACAACGGCCAGTGTGATTGCCGGGACTTCCAAACACGGCACGGGCCGATGCTCAAGCATGATTACCAAACGAAACTCAGGAGACGGTGTAAACACTGCAAGGCCGCGCTCCTCTATTTCGCCGAGCGGATGCTCGAACGCATCGCGGCGGAATACAAAGCGAACCAAGTAAGACGATGAAACCCCGTATCCGCCGAATGTCCCCCGAGCGCGCGGCGCAGAACGCGCAATACCTCAAGCAGCGCCGGGCGTATTTGAAGGCTCACCGCGAGTGCGAGACGCACAACCGGGTATTCCCCGGCGAGACCGTTCAAATCGCGCGCGACATCCATCACACGCACGGGCGAATCGGTTCGTTATTGCTGGACGAATCGAAGTGGTTCGCGGTCTGCCGCAACTGTCATCACTGGATTGGTTCATTCGTCAAGCGGGCGCGTGAGCTAGGGCTGATTGCGCCGGTAGGGCAGTGGAACAAAACCGCGCGAACGAACCATTTAAGGAGGGAAGAATGAACTGGCTTGGAGACGTATTGATTGCTCTGCTGATAATCGCGGCAGTATTAACGACTGCCGGGGTAGTGATTCTGCCAGTGCCGTATTGCTTCCAGTTCGGCATCCTCGGAATCTGCTTCTGGCTTGCGTCGATTCTCACGTTCCTAATCACGAAAGAATGAACTACCCACTCAACATCTTCGCCCTAGACCCCGGCCCAAAGGAATCGACCTTCGTGCGCCTCACCTTTACCGGCGAGACGAGCCTGCTAGGCCAACCGCTCGTCATCAGCGGAGTCGGTTCGCTGGGCAACAATGAGATGCTCGAAAAGCTCACGGGCGTCGGGGCTTTCGGCGTCATCTACGTTTGTGAAATGATAGCCTGCTACGGCATGGCCGTCGGCAAGGAAGTATTTGAAACGTGCCGCTGGATAGGTCGTTTCGAGCAAATGCTGGCGACGCACGGCGGGAAGCTCGAAACGCTGACCCGGATGGAGGCGAAGATGAACCTCTGCCATTCGACGCGGGCGAACGACTCGAACATCCGGCAGGCATTGATTGACCGATTCGGCGAAGTCGGCACAAGGAAAAATCCTAATTGCCTTTACGGTATTACAGGTCATGCTTGGGCGGCCCTCGCGGTGGGGGTATCATTTTACGATGACTTATGCAAAAAGCAGAAAGACCAACAGGTAGAAAATGCACGCAATGCGCTTTATGGAAAAGCGCCGACAATTTCTCGTGGAGGGCAGACAGTCACCATAACCGACTAACGTCGAGATGTAAGTCATGCAGAGCCATAAACAACAAAGAGAACCCGGAAGTCGCAAAGCGCAGGGCGGCGGAGTATTATGCTGCAAACAGAGAGGACGTATTGCGACGTGCTGCCGAAAGCAGGTTACAAGATCCAATACGGTATCTACTCAAGGCTGCCCGGAAAAGAGCAAGGCTGGAAGGATCGCGTTTCAACTTGGACAAGCAGGCCGTGAAGTTGCCAGAGAAGTGTCCGGCTTTAGGAATGAGTATCGCGGTCAGCAAGGGGCAATGCGCGCCAAACTCACCAACACTAGATCGGCATTTCCCAGAGACTGGTTACGTAGTTGGGAACGTAAGCATAATCAGCTTCCGAGCGAATACAATAAAGAGCAACGCAAGCGCGGAGGAAATCGCGAAAGTGCTAGCGTATGTATTGGAATTCGGAGGCAGGCTGTCAGTAAAAACGAAAAGGCGCCTGAATGCTTTAATCAATCTGCCCGTTTGAACGTAGTTCATCGACCTGATCATCGGGCTGCCCTTGTCGGGGCGGAAGCGGGCGGAAAGCTTTAAGATGAAGACCCTTTCCGAACTCATCAAGTGCGTGGAACGCGAGATTAAGATGCGCGAGAGCGTCTATCCCGGACAAGTGCGTGCAGAAAAGCTCTCGGCAGAGAAGGCCGCGCATGAAATCCAGTGCATGAAGGACATTCTGACGATTCTGCAATTCAAGGGAGAACAAGAGTTGGCGCTATGAGCAAAGAAGCAATCATTGTAGTAATCATCTTCGTTGCGTTCATCGGCGGACTAATAGTCGGATGGGCCGCGCGGAGCTTTCAGTTCGGCCTAGACCGCGACTGCGCCAACCCGGATCACAAGAAGGAACAATGAACTTCGGCAAACAGACCATCAAGCAATTCGGCTTTCCGCCCCGCGCAAGAAGCGCGATAGAGCATCAAGGAATCGATACCGTGCAAAAGCTCTGCCTATTGGACGGCACGGAGATATTGAACTGGCGCAAGAACGGGATGGAGGCGACCATCGAAATCCTTCAAGCCCTGCTCCAGCGCGGCATTCGCCCCATCTGGCTCAGGACGGTAGCGATGTGCTTGCAACGCCCAAGCGAGGCCAAAGCCCCGGAAGGCTGGCAGCGCATACTCTCTCCGTGCGACAAGACAGAGAATTACATCCTCGAACTGGCCATCGCCGACCTAGAGCGGGACGGCGTAAGATGGATGCTCGTCGAGGTAGGAAGCGGGCGCGAGTTGTGGCGCAAGGGCGGCATCCAAGTGGAGGACGAAGAATGAACTGCGAACACGGAAACAATCCGGACGACTGTATGCCCTGCCGATACGACGCGCACCAACGAACCATCCGCCGACATGAGCGCATCATGGAAGAGATGCGCCGGCAACGTATGGAATACTGGCTCGCGGTGCTCATCGTCGGCGCTGCAATCGTCCTATGCCTGTCCATCAGGTTCGGATGGGGAAAGCCACGGCCAGCCATTGTTGTTTTTCCGCTCAAGCGTCAATTCTGGACTCGGCTTCCTCCCCATGTCCTCTATGAAATTAGAGAACGAATTCAACCATCTTTCACAGACCTTAATGCCTCTCCCGCCATATCTGTGATAGTTGTAAGTCGATTGGTCTAGGCACCTTTCTTTCATGCCCCTCCACGCCCTGTATTCTGCCGCGCCCTTCATGCCGTGCTTCATGTTCCTCGCTATCGTCGCCTCTATCGACCGGCACCCGCATGAGCCTGAATTCCTAGAGGTTAAACTGTTAGTTGAAACTGTTGCGCTGTTGCCGCAATCGCATTTGCATATCCACCTTCTTTCCGGTCGGCCGCTTGGCAGTCGCACGCTTATAGCGTCTCCGGTTACACTCAGCCTTCCGAATTTCCGGCCACTAAGGTTTAGCTTTTTCATTGTCGCATTTTGAGGATTCCCCATGCGCCGGTATGCGACAACTGCGGGGCAACCCGCGAAGTAGCCTTGCGGCCTTCGGCGCATGGGAAGAACTATTCGATTGTCGCACGCGGAAATCATTGGCTAGCTTCGGCATTTCGTCAAGTCCGCACTCGTATCATGTTCGTTGTCCGACCATAACAGCCGGATGTTGTTCTCATGCACGATGATCGTTTCCCCGCGCGCGTTCTCCACGACAAAGAAACTGCTGATATCGCTGCGCCGGATAACTCGCGCCTTGAAATGCCCGTTCGGCGCGTAGTGCGGGCCGTCGGTGACGTGGAATATCAAATCGCGCATATGAGCTTATTCCTGCGGCCAGTTTCCAGTGTCGATCTTAAGCGGCAGTTCCATCTCCGCATGTTCGTAGGGCGGAGTTAGATTCTTGACCGCCTGCCGATAGTAACTCGGCTTCAACTCGAATCCGATTGCGCGCCGGTCGTTGATGACCGCGCCGTAGCACTCGCTGCCGACGCCCATGAAAGGCGTCAGAACAATCTCGCCGGGATTCGTCCAAAGGATGACCGCCCTTTCAATTACGTCGAGTTGCAACGGATGAACGTGGCGCTCGTCCTCGCTGTCGCGGGACTCCTTGTATTGCAACACCCGGTCAATTCGCACGTCATCCCAGAAGGCTGAGGCGTATTGTCGCCAAATCCAATGCGAGAAATGATTCTCCGTCTGCTTGCCGTTGTGGTTCTTCCAGACCTTCAACTCGTGCGGGATTGCACGCTCGCCCGCGTATTTATGAAGCCCAGCGGGATGCGTAATCGGCACTGGATTCTCGCCTTTCTTGCGAAACATCAGCAGGTAGTCCGCGCTCGCCACGTCGCATAGGCTGGAGTCTTCCACGATTTGTCGGTGTGCCAGCCCCTTCGCCATAGTTCGGTTGCGGACGCCCAGCGGTTCCTTCCAGACGTGATACCGGGCGCAGTAGCGGAAACCAATGGACTCGTGGAGTCGAATAATGTCGCCGGGGAAGTCCATCAGCCCGCCGCCTAGATTCGCTCCGGCACGCGGGATGTCCATGCAATGCACGGCGGTAATCCGGCCCGGCTTGGTTAACCTGAATATCTCCTCCACCACGAATCGGTAATGCTTAAAGAATTGTTCGTAGCTCTTGCAGTTGCTCAGGTCTCGCGGCGAGGAGGAGTAGTTGTAAAGTCCGCAGAATGGCGGGCTATAAATTGACATATCCACCTTGTTCGCCGGCAGCGACTTCATTCCTTCGATGCAATCCGCGTTGTAGATCGCGTATCGGTCGGTGATGGTTTGGTCTATTACAGCCATGACGGTATCTCCTGTCGGTTTGGGTGCATTTCGGTTTTCTTGATAACTAGCTCGTTGTTAATCAGGCTGACAAGTTGTGCGAACATTTCTTCCGCCGCCGCCTGCTTCTTTTGCAAGTTCGCCAGCACGCGCGACTCTCCTTCGCTGGTTACCATGTCTACTACGACCTTTTGCTTCTGTCCGAACCTCCAGCTTCGTCGGATGGCCTGATACCATTGCTCAAACGAGTGGGACGGAAAAAAGGTTTGATGCGCGCAATGCTGCCAGTTCATTCCGTATCCGGCGATGGTTGGCTTGCTGATGATGACTCTTAGTTCTCCGCTGCTAAAAGCCTTGAACGCCTCCTCCTTAAACTCGTCGTCGTCCTTGCCCTCTACATTCACAGATCCCGGAATTAGCTTTTCCAACATCTCGCCCTCGTCATTCAGGTGGCACCAAGCGACGGCTGGCTTCTTGGTTCCGGTAATCATCCCCGCCGCTTTCTCGCACCGCTCGTCCAGCGTGCGGCGGCGTTCCGCTCGTTGCTCTTGCAGGGTTACAGCCGGCATATCGAACAGGAATTCCTCGTTCTTGGTCTTTGCGTTGACGACGTGGTTGCGGATATCAAGCTTCGGCAGCTTGAACGCCTTGTCGTCTCCGCCGATATCGGACGGCTTACGTATCGCCCGCGCCCATGAACAGACCCAGCGCCAGAAGTCTTTCTCGGCGTGCCCGCGAAAGCGATAGACTCCGTTGCGGAACTCGTCGCTCCTACTGATGGTTGAAGCGTTCTTTTTGAAAAACATTCCCAGCATGTCCATGAAGCCAAGCTCCCCGATGGCCTCGCTGGACGTGCCAAGCTCGATGTAGTCGTTTGGCGCGGCCGTCGCGGTGTAGAGCGCACGATAGGGTAGCTTCCGCATGAACTCCGTAACCTGAGCTTTAATCGACCCGTCAAAGTTTTTCAGGATACTGCTCTCGTCTCCGATTGCGAATGAGAAGTCCTCCAATTTGAACTTGTGCAGGTTCTGGTAGTTCGTGATGGTGATTGGCCCGGTTACTTTTCCGTCGCGTGATTGCGCGGCTTCCATTCCGAACTTTTCCGCCTCGGCTACCGTCTGCGGCCCTACCGCTAGTGGGGTAAGTAACAGCCCCGGCTTTCCGGTCTTGCGAAAGACGTTCGTTCCCCAAACGAGTTGCATGAGCGTCTTACCAAGCCCGCAGTCAGCGAACATCGCGGCCCGTCCACGTCTGATGCTCCATTCCACAAGAGTCCGCTGAAATCCGAATAGCGCGTCCGGCATCCATGTCGGCTCAAATCCACCATCCGAACCTAGTTGCGTTTTCTTTTCGAGGAAGAAGTGATAACCGGCAGCGTAATCGTCTCCGCGCTCTCGCCCGCTGCCGCCCGTATCCACTTGTGATTTCGGTAGCCTCTGTTCCACGGGTGACTTAGCGGACGCTTTCTTTTTGCGTCGAGTATGGAGGGTGTCATTCATTCAACTAGGAACGGTTTGTTCGGAATTTCCACGGTGAGTTCGACCCGGCGCGTCGGATGGTTCTCTGCCCTGACTGATTCGATCTCGCGCCATACGTCGGCGTAAATAAATACGATGAGTTTTTCATCCATGCCCGCCAGTGCTTCCTTCAATTCTCTGACCGTCATTGCTGCCTCCCGTTGTTGAGTTGTATTACGCTCGCCTGAACTATTTTCGGCGGCTCGGCCATGAGCCTCCAGTTCAGAACCACCACAGGCGGCATCGCCTGCAAATTCCCGCGCTGTAACATCCCGTGAATCTCCTGAGCCATCCGGCCCACGTCCGCGCTCGTCTCCATCTTGGAGTCGGTGCAGATGTCCAATCCGCCGTGCGCCATGCCGCAGACAAACGTGACGTAGTAGTGCTGTTTCACGCTTCCTCCTCTGGTTCGGGCGCGAAGTCCGCGAGCAGTATGTCCGGGTCGTAGCCCGCCGCCCGTATCTCGTCTATCGCCAGCTTGTTTTTGTCCGTCATCTTGTCGCCCTTCTTGATGCGCGTCATAACCCGGTTCCACCGCGAGGCTATCGGCTTGTGCTTGTCGTCGAACTCCGCTTGGTCTTTGAACTTGTAGAGCATCGTCAGATAGCCCGAGTAAGCTACCTGCCAGTTGGCCGTGAACTTCCCTGTGTCTTCGTCCCACGTCAGGCACTTCTCTATCGGTGGGCGGGTGTCGGATTTGTGGTAGTCGGTGATCTCCGCGATGTGCCACTTGTAGGTTTCTTCCGTCGCCGACGGATTCAACACCGGCACGCTTAACATCCGACAATCGTCCCGGCAGATGTAGCAGACTTCCCCGCGCTCCATGCCGAGGCTCTTGAGGTAGTGAAAGAGTTGCAGGCGGTGATTGCGTGACGCGCTCCGCTTCGCCTCATAGCGGTCGAACATGAAGGCCGACGTGGATTTGATTTCAAGCAGGCTGTCGGCAAGCGGCAGATGCTTCCTTAACGACTCCACCAAGGCC